TTCCACCTGCGATTATAAATTCAACGAGATTAACTGGCAAATCAATAACGTCGCCAGAAAGCGCGGAATTATTTGTAACTCCAAAATATAGTAACCCGGCTGGCAGGTCTGCAATATCGCCATTGACTACACCCGTAGTGAATATATAAAACCTTTGTAACGTTGCTGGTAAGTCTGCAATGTCTCCTCCAAACGTTACGGCAGCACCGGAACAATAAAAATATGTCAATGCAACTGGCAGATCGGCAAAATCACCAGTAACAATTCCAGTAGTAGCCAAACTGAAAAACGTAACCCCAACCGGAATGTCTGCCAAATCTCCCTGTATTGAACTGCCACTGTCCACAAGGAAATAAGTTAAAGCTGCACTAATATCAGCTATGTTACCTGTAAGGCTATTGTTAACTACAAGAAAATAAGTTAATCCGGGCGGTAAGTCTGACACCGCCCCAGTTATCCCAACACCACTGAATACAAAGTATGTTATTCCGGCAGGTAATTCACTTGCAACCAGATTAAATGTATTTCCTGACGTAAATTCAAAATAAGTCAGGTTTGTGAATAACAAAGGATTCCCTCCGATTGTGGGACTATTCGATCCTCCGGGAGTCCAGCCACCACCAGAACCGCCAAGCCGTGTAACTTTTGACGAATCGCTGAAATTGATAATACCAGTTCCGACGGGACATCTCATATAAAGAGTACGCAAACCACCACTCGTAACTAATAGTGAAGTAGATTCATTGAGAGTTCCTGCCGCATCAGAATAAAAACGCCCTGCCCCGCTGATTGTCAAAGTTATATTACTTGACACAATCATATTCATTGAGGTTACACCACTGCCGTCCCCCTGTTTTGTTATGCCAAGACTGAATGCTGACGATTGTGAAATTGTGTTAGAATTAACTGTTTGCCATGAAATTGATTCTGCACGAACACGGTAATAGTATTGCGTGTTTTCTAACAAGCCAGTTACGGGATATGAAGTAACATTTCCGACGGACAGATTGTTGTAACCGGGAACGAATGAAATAAAGCCAGCATCGTAAGCAATGTCAAGAAGATAATTTGTTGCTCCTGCATAAGCTTGCCAGTTTGACGTAAATGACAATACTGATACGTTCGTTGCAGCCAAAGCAACCGGCGGAGTTAAATTAAGTGATTTACCTTTTATTAAACGCAATCCTAAAAATTGATTTTTGTTAGCTACACCGGAAAATGAAGCATTGTCTGAATTAAATTCCATCTGTGCATAATAACACCTTGTCGCATCATATTCGTCTGCTGTTAATAATAAGGCTTGTTGACCAAGTAACAAATACAATCCTGTAATCGGATCGTAATAACCTGTCGACCGCATACTAAATCCATAAGTGTCGACAGCCCCTGTATTCGGTGCGTTCCAATGAACTGTACCAACTTCTTTTAAGATACCTCCAGCATCACTAACGTCACCAACAAAATTTATTAATTGCTGCCAATCGCTACGGGAAGGAACTCGCCAGCCATCAGGGACAAAACCAGATGACATAATTTGATTGTACGTGTATAAACCACCGTAGCCAGTTCTGTTAGGTTCATAGTTGTCATACACTTTTGATCCGGGATAATTAGCATCCCAGTTTAAACACATCCAAATTTGTGTGCCTATTTCAACCTCGCAATAAATAACAGACGGTTCGATTACAGGTAATTGTATTGCTGGACTGAATCCGGTTGTGGATACTGCACGACTACCGACAATAATCGTAATTTCAACATCGTAACCATGTGTCAGGTTATTATAAACTTCCCACGATCCGGGATCAGCACGGACAGCACCCCAACCGGAATCCGTATAAATATAAATTTCCCGTGCGTTCATTATCGTCCGGATAGCCGTCGTCTGTTCTTCGGTAAGTTGACCAGATCCGATACGCATTTTCTGAGTTCCGAGCGTCCGGTATTTTTCACCTTCAGTCTGAAACAGGATTGAACCAGTACGAAATAGCCAGTAATGCCAACCATTATAATACCAACGCAGGTAATATCCGTCACATCGACGGCTGATTTTGATTCGTGCAAGATCGTAAAGACAGGCCATCAGGGTGCAGTTATTTCAGCAGTAAAATACGATGCAGTGGATTCGATTCCAGCAGGATCAATCGACAGCGAACAGACGTGTCCCTCGAGATCATCAGCCGGAACGTTCGTTGTTGTTGACGATAACAATAGATTTTGAGCCGAATACGTTTTTATCGTAACCGTAATATCTGATCCGGGTGAAATAAGCGGACGTTCAGGAAGGATAAATGAAATATCGAACGGTAACCCGGCGAAATAAACAGGATATTCAAATGAATTGAAAAACGGAGCGCAGTTAATATCATCCGGTTCGTATTCATGAAGGTTCGATCCCTGTTCTTCAGACCTGACTGCTTCAGCATAATACCATATCACTTCCGGAGAGGCTTCAGGTATCCATGATTCGGCTGATCCGTACCAGCATTCACGATATTCAAGACTGAAATTCCCTGATTTATTCGTATCGGCCAGTATCAGTGCAGAATAATCCGTTACTTTCCCGATCGCCGTTATGATTCTCAGAATCCCAGATACATCAAGGTCAGCATAACCGAACGAATCCGGGGATGCGATTATAGTCAGACTGTTCAGGACACCGTTTATCGTCAATCGCCCCTCGAAATAATATCCACCATGAATGGTATTATCATTCAGGTATGTTATCGCCCGGTCGGGATCAAGGGCAGGATCCGTCGGATCGAATCCGGTGATAAACGGGATATCAGTTTCAATTACAGTCGTCGTAGTTCCTGCATCAACAGTTCCGAGATACATGGCGTTCAGGGATTTGTTATAAACAGCGATAACATCGTTTTCAGCCCCATCGTATGTTCCTGCTGCAACAGTAATTTGCAGAAAGCCTCCGTTATTAGCCGCCGATACAACGTCATAATCGTGGCGATGCAGCCTGAAGTTATTCGGAGATTCAGTCGCCACCCACCGACAGAGGATTTCAGGACTTACTTGTTCAACGTATGCTGGTGTACTGATTAACGTTATCATTTTATTTGCATTTACAGGTTTGAACCATGTTTGTCGTAGTATCAGAATACGTGTTTATCGTTTCAAATGTCTTGATCCATTCTGCGTCAACGTTACAATACGGGAATTCCTTCACGGAAGTAACAGTATGCCCGGTATAAACCCACATCGTCGTCACGGTGCAGACGTAGCAATCACTTTCAGGTTTATCGCACCCCGTAAATAATAATAACAATATTGTCAATAATAAACATTTCATCTGTATTTTTCCATTATTTTATCAAATTGTTCTTGCGTAACCGTGCGGACAAATCCCCCTAACTGAATCAATACACGGCCATTTTCAAACCGCTTGATGATATGCGGCTCATAGGATTTCGGTAGTGATTTTTCCGATGAAAATACCATACTTTTGGTTAATTTTTTCAATAGTTTTCTGACGTTCCGTATTATAAACGTCAATAAATACTTTATTCCTGAACTGTTTGTTTCCATATTTATTTATGTACCAAGTCATTGACCGGGCTTCCGCCCATTTTCCTTTCTCCGTTACAGCCCTGAACAGGTTACGCCGTTGCATCCACCCGTAAATGATTTTGACCAACCCGTGATCTTTCGTGTTACGTCGTGGCCCCCGTCCACGTTCGACGACCGGAAGCCAGTACGGAACAATAATCCCGGCCGAATGTCCAGTTTCTTCAATAACGAACTGACGCATGATCGAATTAGATATCCGGTTGCCATAAAATGTATTTTTCTGACCGATATTACGGATCAGTTCTTCAAGTTCAGGGCGTATCGTAATGGCTAAAGACATGGATCACGAGTTTCGTTCAGCAGATAATAAAGATTCAGGGCGATTGACCATCCGATGACATTCGCATCGTATTTCGTTTCCAGTACCCGTATGGCAGTAACGGGTGTTATTGTTTTAAATTCAGCCGATCCGATCAGCCGGATGATAATTCGTTTACAGATATTTAAACATTCCTGAAGTTTCGTTTCATTCTGTTCTGCTTTGTTCTCGAGCCTAACCTGCTGAACGACTTCAACCATTATCGGGTTGTAATGTTCATGAATAGCGTTCGCCCGGACTTCAAGCTGAATATCTGCTGGTTGAATAATCACGCCGACGATATCAATCATATCCGACCGATCTGTATATAGGTTCGTAAGCTGTGCCTGATCGTAAACAACCAGCGTACACCCGGAATCCGTGAGGATCTGTTTCAGTTTATCAGTAATCATCTAATATTGTGTTTTAAATCCCATCCTTACATATCCCCATCTAATAGAATTATTTGCAGTCGTGGTAATTCTCACTACATATCCTTCCCCAATAGTTTTACCAGATATTAAAGTTGATAAATTACTTCTGCGCCAATTAACATAAAGCCCCGATGCTATCCTTGTATTCGCACCGTAATCAGTTGACAGCATTATAATCCTGTTTGCAGTCGGATACGTAAATGCGGCTGCACTGTATGTCCAGCCTGTCGTTTTATGATGAATTAATTCAAGGTTTATCCCGGTGTCAGTTGCGCCACCAAGCGCAAAGAATACAAGACTTGTAATAATGAAATTGGTATTGTTATTACTTTTTGCTCTGATACTTCCGTAATTGAATGACAACGCGTTTCCGGCAGCACCTCCCGATAAAGTATATGTGACCTGACCGAGCCATTTCTTCGTCGTTTGAAAAAATTGATTTGCAGAAATAGTTGAGCAATTAGCTATAAGAATTTCGCTATCAGCATTATTCCTAATTCCGTTATCATCAATGGAAATACCCGTAACGGTCAGAACTGTTGCTCCTGCTGAAGCCCCGGAAACAACAGCAATGACTCTTACGCCCGTTGCGTTAAGTGCTGTGCCGTGTGTTTGCGTTACTGTTCCGCCGATTGTTAATGTAGCGTTAGCAGCCACTAAATTATAAAATCCACCAACATAATTACTACCGGCAAGCCCAGAATCGATTAATGGTAAGGTTTCAAGACTAACTAAATCACTTGAAAGCAGTGCAAGAATACGATCATCAAATGGTATATGAACCGAACCTTTAGCAGGATTCCGTTTAACGGTATTGACTTCAAAGTATCTACGTTTCGGATCTGCCATGTTTCTTATTTTTTGCTTTGTATTCCTGATTTAGCAGGTCAGCATATTGCCGATTGAAATCCTGTGTAGCCTTTTCGTGCATAAATCTGACAAGGCATTCATTATACGGTGTCAGCAGGACTTCGCCGACAGTTATTTTCATGGAGTCACGTAAGAAATTCAGGGCTGACATTTCAGCAAAGACATTCAGCTTTTCGACGCCTGCGGCTAATTCCACTTTTGATGGTTCACGATGAAGCAGTTTCTGTTCACGTGTGATCATTTCACCAATCAGATTTATTATGTGGATAACGACCGGGTACAAATCCTGAACGACGCAAGTTAGAACTATTTTTCCGAATAATAACGCACAATCCTGATCCCATTTTTTACCAGTTACGATCGGATAATAGTAACCATCAATCACCCTGACAATTACGCCATAATCATTCGGTTCATCACGGGCAAAGAACATTCGCTGACCGTAACAGATATTCCCTGTAAATTCATCCATCGTCTGTGGAACAGCATATTTTCGTTTCCCGATACGGATCTGATCCGGGACACCGAACTGTGACAGCCCTTCAGCCAGACCGCCGTATTCATCATTCCGAGCCATCATTTGACCGAGCGTCAGTTTATGAATTGGGATCACGTGTGCCATTTTGCCCTTCCACGATTAGCGTTAGTAACTGTTTCCATGAATCTGTATCGTCCGCAGTCAATCAGGTGATCGAACCCGTCAATCGGTATTCCTGCCCGTTTATCTGACCACAGATAGTTTTTAAATTCCTTTGCCAGATCCGTCGAATCCTCAGTAATCACGTGTTCGTAATCCTGCATGAGTCTGAGGGCTTCAGATACCGTCCATTTCGTTTTATTAACAGGTCGGATATTGAATCCCTTCTGTTTCAGTTCTGCAATCATTCGGGCATCGGCACAGTCAGCAGTTATCAAATCATTACGCCGGGCCGACTGTCCGATCAGTATCCCGAGTTGTCCGGGTGTATTCCCTGACTGATATAATCTCTGATCCCAATACATTATTTTACGGCGCTGATCAATCGCAACTTTGACCATTGCGTCAGGATCATTAAATCCGAAATCCAATCCGAAACTAAATGGCAGATGATCATCGAATTCTCCGTAATGCCAGTTCTGGAATATCGCACCCTCGAGTTTGCCCGTAAGACCTTCGCCATAAACTTTCCACCAGTACGGACTGTTACGGTGTCGCAGAATTGATTCAACGATACGTGCTGAAAGGAACGGGTTGTCCCGGTACGTCGAATGGATATACCCGCATTCGTCCGGGTTCTTTGCCATCAGTTCATCGTGTACCCAGAATTCGGCAACAGGATTGAAGTCAATCAGGACAAACCAGTTTGTTCGGATTTCAAGCTGATCGAAAATATCATATTTTATTCCGTATGCTTCATTAACAAACAGGATATCCCGTCGGGCGCCTTTCATCCGTTCTGCCTTATCCCCGGAAAAGAATTCAATCAGGTTTGATCCGATCCGATAACTGCTGTCGGATCTGTTATGATCTGATTCGTTATATATCCCGTCATTCATCAGGATATGAAAGAAGTCACGCATCGCCCCACGTTTAAGGTGCGGATATGTTTCTGCGACAATACTGATTATCAGGTTCGATTTAATATGACAGAGGCTAATAATGTTTTGCAGGACTGAATACGTTTTCGATGATGATGTACCGCCCTGATTTATTACGAAACGTTTTCCTGCTGCTACTGCCTCAAGATTCTTTCGGTAAATCGGCGTTACTTTCATTCAACATTTCTAACGATTTATTTATTTTTTCCTGTTCGTCCTGATCCATCGGCTGGACTTTTAGTTCCGGAAGCCGGATCGTCTGTTCGACCTGATCCTTTTGTCCGAGCAGTTGTTTCCCGAGCCAGATCAGCATCGTTTTATCCCCTGACATTGCAGTATCGAACTGCTTCGCCCGGATCAGTTCCAGCCCTTCAGCTTTTTTTAATGCCGACCAAGCCGAAAATTCCATATTATTGTCTTGTGGACAACGAACATAAAGTGTATCTGCCGATATGCCTAAAATACCTGCAATTTCTTTCGTCTGACATTGTGCCTGAAGGTAGCGTCCGACTTTCGTCCAGTCAATCAAAGCTTTTGGCCGACCTGCTGAGTCACGTTTTTTTACCTGAGTTTTCATCATAAAATTGTTGTAATTCTGTTGACCTGATTTCCTGACGTTTCATTAACTGAATCCCGTAATCGTCCCGTTCTGGAATCTTTGACCAATCAATATCAGTTCGCCGGATCAGTTTATTATGGAAACACCGCCAGTTATCTTTGACCTGAAAATGCCAACGATTGAATTTCCAGACGACCGTTACGTACTGTGGCCAAGTCAGGGCAAGAATTTTGGCATTCCTGAGCCGGGCAAGTTTCGATCCTTTGTATTCTGTCGTACAACCGCCTTTGACGGTCATCGTATTACATTTTTTTACAAGGAACGAATTGAAATTAACAGTACACATTCCACCCGTTACTACCTGTAAGCAGATATCGACATCATCATTCATTCTGAGGCGCCAACGATACGGCATTGTATTACTGAACAGACAGGCGGAATACGTATGGCAATTCAGGTAATAAGGCTTATCGATATCATTCAGGGCGAACATATCGTAATTCAGTCCAGCGATCCCGATATTCGTATAACGGTCACAGAAGTCCTCGATTGCACTCAGGGCGACGTTAGCATTACAGCGGATCCGTTTGCCTTTGTTCATCCGGTACACCCACCGGATATTATCGTCGAACTGCCAGTTACGTGAGAACCCCTCTTTCGTGCTGTGGTCACGAATCCAATTCCGGGCGTAAATTAATCCCTGATTATTCTGTGGAAGTTTCAGCAGACGTTCTGCTCCGAATTTTTCCCGGTACGTTTCATATTCCTGTGGCTCAACAACGATTCTGAATTCCAAACCATCTTCCAGAAAAAATCGAGCCGTATAACTTACATCAGCCCGGCCTTTCGACGGAATATAAACAGGATATCTCGGCTTATGTTCCATCGTGGCAGTATTGACAAACAGGATTCATCCGGTAATTACCCTCACGATGCAGAAGGCGAAGATTAGTTATTACGGGACTGCTCCAAGCCTGACGTAACGAAACTTTTTTTATGTTCCCGATTTTTAATTTCAGTCCGTGCATCGTGCAACATGGCAGGATATCACCGGCGGAATTTACAACTAACTGTTTAAACGGGAACGAACATCTGAAAGTCCGACCATTCTGCGGAATAAATATATTCGATACCTTATCGATCGTTTCATACATTTCCTGAACAATGACCATATCGGCTTTTCCTGTCCAGTAATCCACAAATTCAGATTCTTCAGATTCATTCAGTTTATTTTTTAGGAAGTTAACACGAACCAATGGGTATTCCAGTTTCATTTCATCACGGACGTTAATAAAATTCAGCGTATTATGAACGACCAGATTATATTTCGGTGATCCACGCTGAAGCATATATGTCCGGGCATTTATGGCGTCGATACTGATAAACAGTTTCGTTAGCCCGGCATCGATCAGCGAACGTGCCCTGTCGTCGGTCAGCAGGACACCGTTCGTACTCAGGAATACATTTATCATTCCACGATTACGGGCTAACCTGATATAATTTTCCAGATCAGGCATCAACAGCGGTTCGTTCATATAGTTCAGTTTCAGCGACCGGATACCAAAATCATAAGCCTGAGTTATTATTTCATGGAACAGATCGAATCCGAGTTCCTGCTTTTTTATATTACGGACGCCGTGAATACAGAACTTGCACGACATATTACAATGTGAATTCAATTCAACGTCCAGTTGTGCCGGGTGTTCATTGACCACGAGATTCTGAGCATCGTTATAATAATGTCGAAACGAATCCCATTCAGCAGGATCGACACCCGGAGGACATTGCTCCATAAGGTGGCGGTTCAGGATTTTATTACATTCATTCTTCCGTTGCACTAACATTTTCTTCAAATCTTAATGATTTCATATCCATCCGTTCCCTGTCGGGCCACCATGCAGACCAGACCGAATTTTGTTTCTCGAATTTTTTACTGAACTTCAGTTTCGTCAGTTCGATAAATTTTTCACGGTCATCTTCGGTTCTGAAATTAATGTTTATCATAAACGGTTTATCTCCCGGGACGAATTCAGGCATCCCCGTATAATCCTGTTCGTTCATCTTTTCGATCTGATCATTATCAAAAAATGGGATTTCCAAGCCCCAAGCGATCAGGTCTTTTTCATCCCATTCATTTGCGAGTGCATCCCAATCAGCCTCACCAAACGGAATATTATCCTTGATGATATATCGTTTCAGTTTTTCGACCGACGTATCAGCAGGTAATATTTTACACAGCGTATCCTTAAATTTCAATTCCCGGCAAACTGCAAGTCGCTGATTCCCGGCAACGACAACGAATTTCGAGTTCAACGGAAAAACTAATAGTTCACGCAGTTCGAGCATTTCAGGATCTTCGATGATCGATTGTTTTAATTTCTGGTAACGGTGATCTTTGATGTAACGTGGATTCTTTGGAACGCCGTCGATCTGACCTGTGTTATTTTCCAGTTTCGATAACGGGAGGGTTTTTAGTATTACTTCCATCGGTTATAAATTTATGATTGAATTGAGTATACTTAACATGGAATCCGGGAACCTTCCCGGAGATATTACAACAGTCATCCGGGTTCGCCCAAAGATATCTGAATTTATTATATGAACGATCATCGTCATAACAGATCGAAAATTCTATTCCTGATTTATCGCACAGGGATTTCAGGTGTTCGTAATAGTATTGCTTTTCGCTGAACTGAAAATGTAATGCCCCGTTTTTCATTTTGGCACCGTCGAACAGTTGACGGAAATTTATACCTGTCGCCTTGCGGATCCATCGCAGATTCCAAGCCGACAGCCGGGCGAATCCTGCAATGACTGATCGTGTTCCGGATTCCCGGATCATATCGACGATCGACCAATCGAAATATCTGAATCGTCCTGCAAGGTTACGGTCGATTTCATATACCGGGAAAAACGGATTGATCCTGACTGCCGTATAAATCCCTGCATCGTTCAGACGGCGTAACGCCTCGAATCGCCCTGATGATACTGTGGCACCCGGTTCATAAATCCGGCTGACATCATCGAACGGTGTCGTTATTGAAACTTGTACGATACAATTTTTAGGATTCAGAATCGGAATGTAATCGGCGACCAGTTTATTTTTTGTCAGTATCAGGTACGGGTAGTCGTATTCGTTCAGCATCTGAATTATATCGTATGTCCGTTTCTGAGATATTTCGATATCCGAAAAGCAATCTGTCATTCCACCTAACCGAACCGGCATCCGGGCTGAAATCAGTTCAGCAAATTCACCCCGATTTTTCGTCAGGGCATTCTCGAAAACTGACCTGATATAATCTGAATTACTAACAGCAGGATCTTTTTCGTCCCACAGTTTTCGGAAATCGAGTGCAGATTTTGCATAACAGTACAGGCAATTATTCGAGCAACCGCAACCGTAAGTATCAAGGACGAAGGGATAAAAACATCGGTTTGTTTCACCGCCTGAGGGAATACGAATAGGACTTTTGAATTCTTTCATACCGGATTTTAAGCGGTTTGAGGCTGTCGGAACTGAAATTTTCTCAAATGTAAGAAATTCCCTGAAATGGACACATTTTTTTTCGACGGCTAAAACTGTGGTGGCTCCAATCGGTCGAACGTTCGTCAACAGGGTGGTATTACTATATCATGGATACCCGTAAATCGCTCCTACAAAGCCTTTTATCGGTCTACATTAAAATGAAAATACTTTGAAAATAAACGTATAAATGTTTCCTCATGTCAAATGAATATATTAATTTTACCATTGTTCAGATCAGTTCTGATCCCGTCCCTTGAAATTCTGATTTCCCTGATACCCGGATGCTCGAATCAAAATCGCCGGGTTAGTGTCAGCAGATTTATTTTCTGTCAGTCTGGCATCCTCCAAGTTCTGGTATCAGGTTAAAAAAATAATCCTGAAAATATATGCGTCGGCATCTGATAACGGTTGTTGGGAAATAACCGGATACATACTCTAACAGACGGGGCGAATCCGAACATAAAGTCTAAGGAAGGTCAATCAGCCTATTTATTATTGATATAACGGTGTCATGAAAGTTAACAGGGATCGTAACCCCTGCACCGTTACAAATTAATTAACTGAATTATTCACTTAAATTTTACGATTATGAAAAGATTAACTGCTGAACTGAAAAAATTCATACAGTCCGTTGCCATGCAACAGGGCGTATCGAAAACATTATCGCTGAAAGAATTACAGAGGGCAAATCGTTTCTGTGGTAAATGTGGCGATGCTGATTATTATTATAAACTGAAAGAATATTTTAACAATTAATTTCTACGACAATGAATGAAACATGTTATTTGTATGTGGACAAAAATAATTTTGTTACATACGCATCGAACAGGGATAATATTAATAACAGGTACGAACCATCTTGGAGACGTTACCTGCTGAAGCCCGAAAACGTCAGGACGTTTATGAAATATTATGAATTAAAATTTCACCCGTTAACTTTAAAAAACGTAATCAAATGAAAACGAAAGTCAGAATGGTTATTATGTCGCACCTGTCGGACGTACAGGAAAATTGGAGGGATACATCGAACAATACCCGGTTAAATTTTGCAAAATGGTTACTGCTGAGATACCCGGATACATCAGTCGAAATTGATCCCGACGTTCAGTTCAGTTTATTTATGAAACAATATTATAAAATTCAATAATGGAAACACTCGTAATCAAATCAGAACAGTTCATCACGAACACAGTACGGATCACCCTGTTATCGACAGGGAAATTCCAGTCATATCATTTCGATTCAGATCAGGAAGCCTTTGAATTTTTCGAGCAGAAAAAACTTCAGTGCCCGACTTCGATTTATAAACTTGAAATAATTACACAGCGATGAGCAGACAAACAGAATTATCACCTGAATTTGTAAAGTACCGGGAATCGTTCAAAGAATATTTTCGGTCGCATTACGCACATATCAGTTACGATATAACAGAACAGGAACTAACGAATTGGATACTTGATTCACAGTATCTGATGCCGATCAGCCGTTTGGCAGATCAGTTCTCCGATTACCTGTTATCGCAGGGATTGGCAGACGTTCAGGAATGATCCCAAGTCAGGGCGGTGAAAGACCGCCCACCCGCTCACGGGCGGGTTCGTTCACAATCATTCGAGTTTTAAAACTTAAAAAAATTAATCATGGAAAAAAATGATCTTGATTATTTATCGAAACGGTTCGGGATTCCCGAATCAGAAATCTTATGGTTCAATTCTGGAATCTGTTATAGCAGGATTCAGGTACGAACCCGTAAATCTGCTGATAAAGTCCGGTCGGTTGTTAAAGGAAATTTTGTTAACGGCGGTATGTTGGACGGTATGCCACTCGGTGGAATATCTGTATATAAGGATTCAAACGGAGATATTTATTATGACATAACCTGCTGAACAATGGAAAAGAAAAGATTTTATATTATCGATGAATCAGTCGTTCGCAATGTATACGTTGGCCGTGATTGCGGATGCCGTTGCGGTTGCCACGGAAAATATACTTATTCGTCACTTCATTCCGGCAATCCTTATTATGCAGATATTAACAGCCGTCGATTAAAATCCACGTTAACCCGAGCATGGAAATTACTTGTAACTCGTGACGGGCAAATTACTGACTGTAATGAAAGGTATATTAATATCAGTCATGGCATCGACAGGGCAATAACAATCTACCTGATATGAAAACGAGGATCCGCCATATTACGATCGTCGTTGTACTGATCGATAAACAGTTCCGGTCGATAACAGTCTGCAAGGCACCGGTTGCCCGGATCGTCCGACCGGATTATAAATTCACATTTTATATTAACTGACATGAAAATTGACTTTAAAGAAATTATCCCATTGATCGACATCAGTGACTTACCGGAAGGGAAATTCGAAAGGGAATACAAATTGCCCGACGGCAGGTCGATTGAAATAAAAGGCCGGGTAGAAATACACGGCAGTCGCATTCATAACTATTCCGATCCTGACGATTCAGGATATTTTAACGGAACGGTTGAATTCACTCTAACTGATTGGTCAGGTTTCGGACCTGACGGGTCGGAAATATCCGTTCAGAACTACGCATATTTTCAGAATAGAATACAGTCATTAATTCAGGAATCAATTTAATCAATTTTATTATTAACAATTTAATCTCAAGACAAATGGATCAAATCGGATTGAACGCAGTATTACAGCGTAAGGTAAATGATTTCGTAGCGAAATCAAGAATTGAAAGTGAACGTATTTATCAGCAGTTGGAATCCCGTCATATCGACGATCAGGTAATCCCGGCATCGCTGATTAATTTCGGAATCCTGCACCCGTCGAATGATGTTGCTGCAGGACGAATCGGAGTCAGAGTAAATGAAGAAGGTAAAATGCACCATTGGACGCTGAACCAGAATTCGGCATATCAGGTCGGATCGAAAATCGGAGTTCCGCCACAGTGGGTGAAAGAATCCCTTGGCGGTCGGCCATACCAGCAACAGGCCGTTGCCTTCGCCCTGAATAAATACATGGAAAACTATACAGGTCGTGACGATCGGTTCCTATTCCGTAACGTGGACGGTGTTGTACGTGGGTTTTTATCGACCAGTTACAAACGGCTGAACACCCGGGAGATTTTTATGAAGTTTATTGAAACGGCTGAAGAACTTGGACTGCCACTGATCGGCGCCCTTGAAGGTCAGTCACGGGATTACCTCGAGGTACTTGATCCGCACCTGATCGAGATCAGGACTCCGAATAACGGCGTCGTACTTTACGCCCGTGGATTTCAGTTAAAGAATGGGGACTTCGGAGGATCGAAACTTGAAGGTCGTTCGTACTGGAAAAAGGCAATTTGCATGAATGGTGCTATCGGACAATCGTACCTGAAAGAAGTACACCTCGGATCACGCCTCGAAGATCAGTTTATTTTCAGCCTTGAAACGGTATCGAAAGATACTGAAGTCCGGGCGTTAAAAATCCGGGACGCTATGCGGTACGCATTTTCTGAACGTAACCGCCAGTTTGAAGAAGCACAGATAATGGAAGCATCGGATCATAAAATCGAACTGCCAAAACAGATCGAACACCTTCCGAAACTCGGTGTATCGAAAACTGAAAAAACGGCCATCGAAGAAATCCTGATGCGCCGGGACGAAAACGACGGGCTGTCGGGCAGTCCGACGATGTACCTGTTTGCAAATGCAGTATCAGCATACGCTAACCGGGTGACGGATCCTGAACGCAGTCGGGATCTTCAGCAGATCGCCGGGAATCTGATATTCACACAGGAACAGGAAAAGCAGGAAGAATTAAGTTTATGATCGTGGGGAGTAACAGACTGCAACTGATCATTGCAGAGTAAGTGAAAGCCTATTTACCGATGCCGGGACGGGTTAGAATAATGCAATATCCCGGTTTTTTTATTCAATTAATTTAAACATCAGATATGAAAACATTGGATTATTTATCGAAGTTCAAAGACGCTCGTCGGGAAGTCAGATATATGGCACACAAAATTATGATCTGCCGTATGGTTGCTGACAGTATCCGTGATATCGTTCCGGTGGATTATAAAATTGAACCCGTAAATTACAGTTACGGAGTCAAGATCAGCCCTGTGGATGAAACATTTTCGCTCGATCATTTTCCGAAGTTCGCACAGAAATTGGCAAAAGTATTCAGGAATAAACCGGACATCGAAATAAATACTGAACACGCTGTCGCCACATGGTGGGTGTATCCTGCTATGGGAGATATGTTTATCGGCGAGAATCAGATCCGTATCGAACTGGTATTCGGGAACACTGAAAAATGTGATATCATCAAAAAACCGATGGTGTATGAATCGTATGAACTGACAGGATATTGTAAGAAAATTAAAGAAATGGAATATGATATCAGTTAAAATTTCCAGTCTGGTTGGTGATCCGATCCGAGAATTACGTTTTCCCGGATTTCGGAACACGTTCGTGATCGGTAAAATAAACCTGAATAATTTACCGGAATCACGATATGTAATTATTGATCGTTTCAGCATGGTGATTCTTGTCGATGCCTATAAACTGACTGATCTGATTTATCGGATCTCCAGTTTTTTGGCTGATCTGACACAGGATCAGCTTGATGATTATATTAATACGATCAGGGAATACAATGAATGAACAGGTTATCAACCGTAGCTTGTTTATAATTCTGATACGTTTGTTTTAATATTCTTAATATCTTTATTCAAATTTTACTGAAATGCTACAATTCATTTATTTAAAACAGTCAGACGGACAGGCTACGGCTTATACCTCATTAACAGAACTATTACGATCAGAACAGATTGAACGGACATATCATACAGTCCGTAAAATCCTGATCCGTGGCGAGAAATTTTATTATAATCAAATAACAGTTTCAAAAGTTAAATTAAATCACTTCACAAATGGAAAACAATCAGATCGAGGTCATCGACATACAGGCGGTGACAGTAACAGAAGCCCAATCACGGGCGGAAATTGACATTCAGGTCGCAACGGCGAATAAATATCCCCGTAACGTCGACCGGGCTGTTCAGAACATAATCGCAATCGTCAGTAAAGATAAAGAACTGGCGGAAAAATGCGTGTATTCCCTGCCACGTGCCGGGAAAGAAATACAGGGTGCATCGGTTCATTTAGCCCGGCTGATCGCATCGGAATATAAGAATATCAGGGTGGATGCCCGGATCGTCGAGATCGGTGATACAATGGTGACGGCACAGGCTACCGTTCTGGACTTGCAGAATAACTTCGCAATACGTACTGAGGTAAAACGCCGGATCACGGACAAAAAAGGTCAGCGGTATCAGGACGATATGATCGTCGTTACCTGTAATGCAGCCCTTTCGATTGCTTCCCGGAATGCCATACTTCAGGTAATCCCGGCAACAGTCGTATCAGCAGTTTTTAAATCGGCTCAGAAAACTATTATCGGCGATATGACCGATGAACAAAAACTGATCAAGCGCCGTAAGGAAATACTGGACGGATACCTGAATACATGGAACGTAACAGAAGCTGAAATCCTGCGGTTGCTGGAAATCGAAACTGTCAACCAGATCAGGGAAACACAGATGCTGACATTGGTCGGTCTGGCGAATGCTATCAAGGACGGAGACACCACAGTGAACGAAGCCTTCGGACGTTCAGTCCAGAATGGTATATCAGTTAACACGAAAGAAAAAGTCGATGAGGCGATTCGTAAGGCCAAGGAGCGTAAACAGAAACAGCAGGGAGTTCAGACGAATCCACCAGATTTAAAACTTGAACCCACTGCTTAATATGAAAAGGAAAAAACGTATCGATACCAGACCTTTGAATCAACGGGTAAAAAAATATCCTTATGTCATTGGTGAGGACGGAATTAAACGGAATCTTATACAGAGATTAAAAATTCCGAATAAGATTCGATTTCCGGAAAATGAAGATGAAAATGATACTAATAAAAAAACTGACAAATAATGTTAGATCTTGAATTACGCAAAAAGGGAATCGGCGGCTCAGAAGTAGCTGCTATTCTCGGGCTTGATGATTTCAGCAGTCCGTATAAAGTCTGGTTAGACAAAACGGGAAAGGAATCATCATCGGTAAACAATAAATACACACAAGCCGGGCTGATACTGGAATCGGCTGTCGCTGATTATTTTGAACAGCGGACACAGTACCGAATCATTAAATCGTCAGCCCGTCAGCAGACAGTGACGCATCCGAAATTCAGTTTCGCCATCGGGACACCGGATCGCAAATATATGGCCACGAATAAAATCGGTAAAGGAATTCTGGAATGTAAAACGACACAGTATTCGTATGACGATATCCCGGAAAAATGGTTCATACAACTGCAATGGTATCTCGGTGTGATCGGATCTGTTTACGGATCCGTTGCATGGCTGGAACACGGCCTTGATTTCAAGTACAAAGAATATGAGTTCGACAGGGATTTCTTTGATTATCTGCTTGAAAACGTCAGCAGGTTTTGGAATGAAAACGTCCTGAAAAACGTCCCACCTGAACCGATTAATTCGGCAGATATTGAACGAATGTTCAGCCGTCATCGTGACGGTGCTGTTCTGGAAGCCACACCTGAAATCATTTCTGCACACTCGGAACTGGTGACAGTCCGTTCGGCAATCTCTGAAATGGAATCGAAGGAAAAGGAACTGACTGAACTGATCAAAACCGTCATGCGTGATAACGAAACGATAACGGCAGGATCAAAACCATTATTCACATGGCGGACATCAAAACCAAGTCAGCAGTTCGACAAAGAAAAATTCAAAACAGATCAGCCCGGATTATACGGGCAGTATATCACTGAAGTACCCGGATCACGGAGATTTTTAGTTAAAACTTAATATTACAAAAATGGCAGCAATAATGAGATCAGGTACCGTAACGAAGTACCTGATGATTTTAAATCGTTTCAAATTATTGTCAGATCGTAATGAACTGACACGCATGGCAGAAATCCTTACGGAATTAAAAGCATCTCAGGCTATTCCTTCCAGACTGATTGAACTCGGATATTTTAAGCCAGATCCGAATAAGGCAGGATATTTCAAATCGACGTTAGTTAACGGATTCAATTCTGATTACGAAGCACGTCATGCCCTGAAACTTGCCGAATCATGTGTCATATACGGCAGGGAACACACCAAACCAAAAACTGCTGAACCAGTAAAGCAACCTGAACAGCTTGAAGCCATAACGTCAGGATTCGACAGGTACACGACCGATCAGGTTATTCAGATCCTCAAAAATCACAAGGAAATTGAAATCACAGGGCAGATATTCATCAGGAAAGAAATTCATTTATAAAATTCGTTACGCTGAACTGCTGAAAAATCCGCTATGGCATGAAAAACGACTGAAAATATTCAGGCGTGATAATTTCACGTGTCAGTCCTGTAGTGAAAGTTCAGGTAAATTGAATGTTCATCACCTGAAATATACAAATAAATTTCCGTGGGATTCTCCGGACGAAGATCTGATTACGTTCTGTGAGGACTGCCACGATATTTGGTTTGATCTGTTTCAGGATGATCGGTATGATATTTTCAAGCTGATTATGGTTATGAAATATTATGTCAGACACGAGGATTTAGAAATTACAAAATCACTAAAACAGTAACACCCGGTGAGTCCCTGACACAGTTCAGGGATTCGCCTTTTTAACCTTATTACGATGGCCAAAAATCCGGTATTTATGTTTTATAGTCAGGACTTTTTAATCGGCTGTGCCGACCTGACAATGGAGGAACGTGGGCAGTATATCACGTTGCTGTGCTTACAACATCAGAAAGGGCATATTTCGGAGAAATCCCTGAAGTTATCCGTCCCGAATATTTCTGCTGATGTCCTGAAAAAATTTATGCGGGACTCAGATGGAAATTATTATAACGAACGGCTCGCCCTCGAGACTCAAAAACGTAACAGATTTGTCCAGCATCAGGTGGACAATATTAATTTACGGTGGGAAGAAAAAGAATCAAATTCATACCAAACTGATACCAAATCGATACCAAATGATATACCAAATGATGAAATTGGTATGCGTGTTGGTAAAGATTTGGTACATACCAAATCGATACCTTTAGAAACAGAAACAGAAATAAGAAATAAGAATAAGAAAAAAGAAACAGAAAATGATATTCCTGTTAAAGAGAGTTTGCAGCAACAAAAAATTCGTTTACTGAAACAGCGAAAACAGGTATTCGAGATTCAGGTACTTGAATTTCATGGCACGTATCCTGAAAAAATGCTTCAGAATTTTTTTGATTACTGGACTGAAATGAATAAATCGTGCAGTCAGATGCGTTGGGAGATGGAACGAACTTGGGAACTAAAACGACGGCTGACAACATGGGCATCACGTGAGAAATCGTTTCCCATTAAAGCTGACCTGATATCATACAAAGAACTCGTCAGGCGGTACAACGACGGAGAAACGGATATGTGGGAACGTTACGAACAGGTCATTCCGGGAGATAAACGAAGTTTATGGAAACAAAAAAAATAAAATTATGGAAACAATTTGTACAATTTTTTGCGCTGTAATTATGACGGTGTTCAGCTATTTTGTGATAATGAATATTTTACGTATATGGAGGGCGAAAAAATGACCAGTAAGGAATTTTCGTACCGGGTTGTCGGTTATGGTATTCTGGCAATTATAATTATACTGATCCTGATATCTGTATGCCGATGAAAAATTCAGATACTAAAAAACGGATCAATCGTATTCCGATGGTATTCGTTGAAATGAAATCTATTTCACAGATCCGACCGCCTGATCCTGAACAGATCAGGGAGTATGTCAAAGTCCATAAGGACTGTTTATCTTTGATTGAATTTTCAGAATGGATAATTAAAAATGCACGATAATGAATATACAAGACAATGATTTTGATTATGAAAAAATCGTTACACTGACCTGTCAGGAATACGAGATAACGACGAATGAATTTTTTTCTGATTTCCGTTACGGGAATCTGCCACAATCCCGGAAAATGGTTTGTTATATTTTGTACCGGATCGGGATGAAAAACATTCAGATCAGCAGGATCACGGGATTTAAACCGCCACGAATATCAAATTCGATCCGGGATATGAAAGTTAGTTCGTTCGGTGCTATGATTTATCACAATATTATGAGGAAACTGCCATGACGGAACGACAGCGACTCGAGAAACAGCTTGATGATATCGTCAGTCAGATCGTCCGACGTCGTGACCTGAAACATGGTTGCGTGACCTGCGGTCGACCGCTGATTTACGAAACATCAACGGCAGGACATTTCATGCACCGCAGTAATCATTGCGTCCGTTGGAGCCTTGTAAACGTAAACGGCCAGTGTTGGCCATGTAACCGGGACGATGATTCAGTCAGGTATGAACAGGCTATGATCCGTCGATACGGTGACGAGCTTACACAGAAGATCAAAGTTTTGGCACGACTACCCTGTCATCAGTCGGTCGAGGATCTTCGTGAATATTACAGGGAATTACAGGAAATTAAAAAACAGTAACAATGGATAACTGGAACAAAATAGAAAGAGATTTTGTCGAATGGGATAATTCAACTCATTCAAATGCTTCACAAAGGCAGATATTGGACTGGTTTAAGGAAAGGTTTAAGTCAGAATCCAAGCTGATAGCGAAACTGGAAGAGGTAGTTATTTCAATTAAAAAGGAAAGAGAATATTTATCAAAATGGATGCTTACCGCAAGGAGTACAGAAGAATCATTTGAATATCTTTTTCTTACAAAAGAAACACTTAAACTTGAATCTGAAATTGCCACTTTGAATATTTCGCATTTGTCTGAAATGCTCTATGAATATCACGAAGCCAAGCCGAAAGAGATTACAGATGCAGACATTGAGGCATATCTTAATGAATATAAAGTTGATGATTCCATATTAAGGAAAGCAATGAAATTAGGTGCAATAGCAATGAGAGATAACATAATAAAACATATATAAAATGAATAAAATTCTTTATGTTCCAGTTAAAATTGAATCCGTCGGTCAGCCGGATGAATATTGGTTAAAGCCGATAATGATTCCTGATCCTGATGAAACATTTGAAGCACTGAAAGCTGTTAATAATTATTTCGTTAATTTGCAGAATAAATGTGCACTGACAAATTCAGATGAAAGGGCTTGGAAATTAGTCGCAAAATTAATTTTAAAACTTACGGTATGAAACAGAAACTGAAGTATATCCGAGTGGACCCTAAAACTGTTATCTGTGTCCGGGCTGATATCCCGGATCAGACGGCGGTGAGTGAATACAGGCTAAAACTTGATGCCAATGAACGTAAATATGAACATTATCCAAACAGAAAAAGATGGCAATAATTTTACTCATGACAGTAGCAATCCTTGTAATTACGTGTATCATTCTGATACACAAGGCAAAACAGCATAAAGAGGTGAATGATCAGATCTATTACCGAAATTGGAGCAGTATGGACTACCGGGATAAAACCGATGTAGGATGATTCCTTGCCGGGTAGGAGCGATTATAATTAACGGGCGATATTCTGTATCAGCCCGTTTTTTTTTGCCCCTTAGAATCGTTCGTAGACGTTTTTTTCATTTGAACAGGTGCCTGATAAACGTAAACAGGATTAAGGCGATAAAAATAATCCATGCCCAGAGGGCAATTTTATAAATTCCGGGAATCTTTCGATCCGTTACGACCGTCGTAACGTTCTGATATAATTCCTTCCAGTGGTACGCTTCACGCAGGGCTGAATCTAACCGGATGAATACTGTCGTATCCCGTTGTACCAGTTTCAGCCGGATGAACGGATGATCCCACCATGCCCAAGCCACAGCCAAACTCGTTTCTACGGTGGCAGTATCCGGAATAAACTGTGGCGGTGGCGGTGGGCAGGGGATCAAAACGGAATCAGTATATATAATCGTATCACCGGGAATCAGAACTGCAATAACAGTATCCCGGTAAACAAGTGAATCCCGAACATGGACGACCTTAACTGTATCAGCGACGACAGGGAATTTTTTTAGGCAACATTTCTGCGTGGCACAGCTACTGACAATTAGAACCATCAGGATCAAGGCCGTCCATAGTTTCATTTTGTGATATTTTTTAAGTCATAAAGTCCGTTGGCCATCAGCCCGGTAACAATACCGTAAATGACTGTTGACAGAATTGTAAATTCAGCCATGAATCCAATATTCGCCAGATTCCCGACGAACATCAGCACGACAGAGATAAGAACGGCTACGACCTGTTTCCAAATCGACGTTATTGTTTTCCAGAACTTCGATACAAGTAACGTCAGGAATATCGTAAGCCCTGCCACCGTCGCTGTCGATGACAGCCAGTAATTAAGATCCGAAAAAATATCGAATACGGATCCGGGCTGTGGATACTGTGTCGAATCCTGAACCTGACCGATCACGCAGACAGGAATCAGAATAAATAAAAGCATGATAATTTTTTTCATAATAGTAAATATTAAATAATGTTAATAAAAACTTCTTCTCCCGCTCCGAGATATGCCATCAAAATTGCAGTTATTTTTTTTTCATAATATGACGAATTCGTCAGTCGCCCGATTGACGTGTTATCCCCGACCAGAATGCACCCGGCGGTATCCTTCGCAGAATTACCGCTATGAATCCTGATCCCTGAAAAATGTTTTACGTCGACGATTAACGGAAGTTTCCTTTTAAATTTCGGGCTGTATGTTACGATAACCGGATATCGCCCGTATGGAATTGCCGTTTCACCCGGAATCTTTATTTCACCAAGATCGTCCAGATCACCGTCTTTATTATAATCCCTGACAGCGTCCTCCAAAGTATTACAGAACTGACGTTCACCGATTGCCAAGTTGCCGATTGAATATAACGGGTTAAGAAATATCCGGTAAAGAAACAGGTTTATCATGGGAATCGTGAATGAATTTCCAAGAACAAAATTATGCCAACTGATATTGAAATTGCTGCCGTTATCAAATTCCTGACCATCGTCCATCCGATGCTCGCATATCTTTCGAGATGCAGGATGCGCTTTTCGAGGTTTATAAGTATCGTTTCGTCGTTTGTAAGCCGAAGCTGAATCTCTGTTAAAATTGTATTCATGTCCTTGATACTTTTAGCTATCCCTTCCATCTGACTATAAAACGGGGAAAGTGTTTCAGCCAACTGACTGCCGACTACTGAAGCTACATTCTTACAAACGTTTTCATTATCCTGCTCATAAACTTCTTGCAGGAAATCTTTCAATTCCTCTTTCAGTTTATCCCCAAGAATCACATCCCGTTTATCCTGCCACCGTAAAAGGAACTGCTGCATCGTCGGACTCAAATCCTTCAGTTCCCTTATAGCCTTCGGCGTCATTAATTGCTCGATCTCATTTTTAAGAACGCCATTTTCAGTAATGTTTGTCTTGCTCATAACTTCCGTATCCTGATTTTAAATTCTATGGTGTCCATTATTCGTTTTGTCGCAATGGAATCATCCATGAACTGTTGTCTGGCTTTTTTTTTAACTCAAATTCGATGCCTTCCATATACCGCAGGAAATCATCTTTCGTCAAAGTTTTATCACTACGAAGATACGAAACGTATGAATTACGTAAACGGTTCAGCCCGGTTTTTATTTCCGTCATGCCGGACATCATTCGGGAATTATGTGCAAAGATTGAATCTGACAACATGTGCCAATCGTGTTGCGTAACCATTTCCTGACGTATCTCGATTATGTCTGAAGTGTTCAGATCGTTCTGCGAATCGGATTTTTGGAACGAAACTGCAATGCGCCATATAACAGCAACCGCCCCGACGAACGCCATAAAATAACCTATGTACTGAATTATGACTTTCATTTATTCATACCAGCCGTCACCGGCTTTATGTTCTTTACTATCACCGATTGCGCCATAGATACCTATGAAAAGTTCAAACAGTATTCCCCAGCAAAGATTCAGAACTGCTAACATAATCACCCAGCGCCACCAAATGAACGGTTCGTCGATAAGAATGAGAAATATAACGAACAAAGAATTTATTATCAGGAATTTCAGTAGATGCCAAAGATCAGTAACAAAAACCAGTACAGTAGAAAATATGAACCGGATGAAAACATTTTCCGAAAAGTTCTTATTCGCCCAGCTAACAGCCGGGTTCATCCAGTCATACAGGAACGTGTCGGGCTTTATAAACTTCCCGAACGTCCGATCCCAGTGAAAACGAATTTCGTCTTGCGTAACATTAAGGAACACGATACATATTGCAAGAATAATTGTTATTGTCATATTATCGGCTTCATTGACGCGTAAGAAACGGTTGCTGTTGTGGAAACTGCAAAACTTTGAATATAAAGTACGGCTGTCGCCCCAGTACCTGTAAATAAGAAATAAAAAGTTTTAGCTGAATCAATATAATTTACCCCCGGATCAATTACCACGTAAACACTTAATAATCCGGCTGTGAAAGAATCTACTTTTACACTGCACAAATAAATTCCAACCGGAAGATCGGGAATTATTACCTGATATCCAAACCCAGCAATTCCAACACCGGGAAAACGAAGGCGACCACCAGATATCGTACACCCTCCATTAACAAGCCAACTACCAACGGCAGCAAATGCAGGATTATCTACAAGTTCACCACCGAGAGCCATGTTCGTTGTGATAATCCAAGCAGAACCAGTCCCGGGAGCAATCGGAGAAATTGTATTCATTAGATTTATCATATCAATCAACCCTTGACCTGACGGTGCAGGATTAAGAGCATTCTGATATAAAAATATGGTGCGATGCCCAATATCATAAAGCGTTCCGGGCGTATTTTGAAAATGCGTTCTTACAACTTCACGGTTAGTCCAAATATCTGCAAGATATTGGTTAACTTCAGTTTGCGATAATGCCCATGATCCAGATTGAAATTCGCATAATTTTGTAAGATGAACTAACGATGCAGGCTTGGTCAATCCGTCTGTAACATTCAATGACTCAAGATTTACAAGTAACGTCAGATCTCCGATTACTGTTGAAGCACCGCCATTACAAGCATAATACCATAAATCAGTATGATCCGAAATATCACCCCATATTCTTACAACACTATCGTCAGGTTGAATAACCGCAGTTGCAGGATCATTCCCAATTAAATATCCCCACGAAAAATATTGGATATCTTTAATTAAACTTATATCTCCAACCACCTTTGCAAGTGAACAGAAATGTGTAAGATGTTGAACATCAGAAAACAGACCTGTGATCTTACAAGTAAATCTGTTAGTTACTAATGTATTGCATTCAAAAACTTCAAGCAATGGAGTACTTGCAAAATCTCCTGTTAATCCAGTGTTCGCGACAACCGGATTACTAATCCATATTTCTTTTAATTTATTCAGTAAATTTATACTACCGGATACTTCATTTATATTGATAAGAAAAAGTATCGCAAAATTCTCTGCCTTTGCAAATTCAGAAATATTTATTTCTGCGAACACAATGCTGATATCAATTCTTGTTACCGCAAAAAGATCGCCACGCAATTTTACAGTATAAGTAACTCCTCCGATAGCGTAATTATGCGTCAATGAACGGAGTGAATTATCGCACGTTAAAGTTGACGTGTTACCATCGCCCCACTCAACTGTTACATTACCAGAAGTAGCAATATAACTGAACGTAACCGGAGCAGGTATCAGAGGAACGGCAAAATTGAAACTCATAACTCCGCCACGTGCAATATTCGATGGATTACTATTTGAACCTGATCTGTATGCAGTAACGTAATAGAAATTATTGTCTCCGGCTATTACGGTAGCTACATAAGAATTAATAATGGTTGCTGATGAATATTCAAGATGATAATTTACACCGTCTGTACTGTGATAAATTTTATTGCCAACGAACCCGGAACCGATGTTCGTCCAGTTTAATGTTATTTGAGTATCCGAATTGCTTCTCGCAGTTAAATTAACTGGTATGCGTGTAAGCCAATAATTAGTCCAGAATAAACTGCTTAAGGTTTGTATAAGATTACATTTTTTTGGGTTCGTATGAGTTAACTGATACCTCATGGGAATAACACTTTCTTAACTGACACGTTATCAACCGAACCAAGAAATCCATAACTCCAAAAATATAATTGATCTGCCGGTGCGGTAGTCAATGTGTAAATGAAATCCCAATTTGCACTCGCATTTATTGCCACGTAAGGATCAGCACCATTGTCAAGCAAAAAGAATCCTGACGTTATCGCGACGGTTAACCTGATACGATACTGACCTGCTCCTCCATTAAGTCCGTTAGTTGCCCTTGCGTATGAACTTGAACCGCCGTTACCATTAAGCGTGCCACCGCCTACACTCCAAACCGCTTGCAACGTCCAATTTGAAGCATCAGGAAATGTCCCGTTAAGGATTCGTTCAATACCAAGCATAGCAATAGACTGCTCTGCTGTGAATACTGAATAACTTGTACCGTATTTTGCCCTGATTTTATAATACCGTAAGTCTTTGGGTGCTATAATATCATCATAGCTAACATCCCCGGCAGAAAGTGTTGTTAATAAAGCGGATGTTCCACTATCGCTTTTCGCCCAGATTTCATGCTCCGCAGTTCCCCCAGTGGCGTCAGTAAAACTAATTCTAACACCACCTGAAATTAACGCCAATGTTAATCCGGTTGGTGCTGGAGTGACCGAAGAACTAATTTGCTTTATCCCGATTCCAATGGTTATACTCATATTGTAATTTGTTTCTTCACTTTTGCCAACCCTTCAGTTAATATAAATGTATCACCGGCTGTCGTAACTTTGAAATCAAATTCTAAAAATTCGGGATTTAAGAATCCGATATTTTCATATAAGTTAATCGAACTTCCAGCGATAGTAAATGCGGGCGTAATGCCAGCACTTGAAAAGTCTTTTATTAATACACCGTCAATACGCCTGAACTGCCCATCAATTTGCGAACCTGTCAAATCCCATAAGTCCCATACTTCAGTAACCGGATTCCACCTGTAAACATTAAACGACATATCAATAGTAATACCCTGTTTGAAAACAAGGTATGTTTCGAAAGGCTGGTTATTATAATAAATATTCATACCCCGTAGCCAATATAAATTTCTGTGTCGGGTGAAGTAACCAGCTTGAATACCTTCCTGCAAATTACCGGATCGTTGAAATATGCAGATGCGATAACAGTTTTTGTGATTGCCTCCGCATCTACATTCCCGACGGGGCAATACTTAATTACCCCGCCTGAACCTGACCTGATAAAGAAGCCGTTTTCATCCGTGAAATCACCTGAAGATAAATCAAGTGGTAATTCGCGTGTGATATTTGCCATTGCAATATTCTGCCAAGGACGATGAGAAAGTTTATCTGATTCAGCCATGTTTTTAAGTATTAAATTTCAATCTCCAATTACAGTGAACGGGCGGTTATTGGTACAAGTTGCTGCGCAACTGCAATAAGCACTATCACGCCAAAGCGGATAGGTCGCGTAGTTACGGTTTAGGAATGTTATTACTTCACACTTCAAGGCGTCAGCCGTCAGTCGTGCTTCAGTTTCAAGGCGCTGCATTACCTTATCCGTAATAGGTGTGCTAAAGTCACTTTCCTTGACGACTATGCCCGCAGCGGTGTAGTTGAACGCCGTTCGGTTTGTCAGCCGGGCAAAGGCATAATATATGATGCAAGCCTTCAAGCCCTGAAAGTAATAGTTTTTTGACAAGTACGTATAAGTGCCGCCATCCAAAAGCACCTGATTTGCGGCGCTGATGGTAGTGGGTAGTGTTGAGACTTGCCCGACTATCTCCAAGAGTAACCCGTCGCCCAGCCAGTACTTAATGTCGAGCAACTGCGCTTCGCTGACGAACTGCGACCATGTAACTTGATTCTTGATTGAATCAGCAATGTACTTGTAAGCGTCAAGGTCTGCTTTTGTAACAAGATTAATCATGGCGCAGGCGTTGTAGGTGGTACGATGTAAGTAAGCGGCTTAATGCTATAATCCGTAAATTCAATGGCATAATAAGCAAGCAAATCCTTGAAGGCAATTTCAATCATCTGCCTTTCGTTTGCCGTAACGCTGTTCATAAAGTTGTAAGCGTTGTTCATAAGGTCAGCCCCGAAGCCACTGCCAACATCAACACCCCGCAGGATAGGCGGGATGATGAACATTTTGCCTATATTTTCCTGCACGGTCTTTTCAGTAGTTTCGTATTGCTTGTCGTAGTTCTTACCGGCAAAGTCAATGAACTCCGGCTTCTCTTCGTCAGCGTCCACGTCAACTACCCAAATCTTGGCAGCATTCTCGTCACCTTGCATCTGCTTTATCATTGTGGCGCTTTCCTGTTGCTCAATATACATCGGGTCACTGGTATCAATTGCACCACTGTCGAGCGTTTTGGGTTTAATGCCTTTGCGTACCAGTATGCCGGCTGGCAGGAAATTGAACTTTGCGTTACGGTGCTTGACGGTTGAAACACTTTCCTCGGTGAGCATATCTGTAATCACAGGATCGAACGGGCTGATAGGGTATTCAAAGTCACCGTCAGCCGTGAAGTACATCACCTGCCCGACGTAAGCTTCAGGTGAGCCGGCTAATACGATCTGCGCTTCAACAGCTTGAGGATCAAATCTCTCGATGAATGTTACGTCATCAACATTGAAGCGTTTACCCGTGATGCCAGTCCAATCTGGATGCACGGCTATACGCCCGGTATATTCCTTTTCATCATTAATTTCAATACGACAATGTTCAAAAGGAATGTTCAGGTATTCATAAGGCAGCCCCAGCCCGTTATACTTAACAAGGAACGCGAAGCCATTGAAGTTCTTCAGGTCTTTTGCAGCTTTGCGTAGTAAGCTGTTGGCACGTTCACCCCGGCTGTTAAGCACAGTTTCGCCCAGCGCGACATCAGTGAAGCCTTCGCCTTCGACGAACTTCACATAAATATCCATGCAGGTACGCCCCGTGCCGGAACTGTTTATGATTTCAAGAACTTTTTGAGGGTAGTCATTATTTGTGCCGTACCCCTTAATGTGTTTTGAAGTGAGATAAATGTTCCGCTCTACGCGTTGTGACGTCTTTGTAGCGGAAATTCGCATTATGTTGTCGTTTTAGCAGGTTTGCGGCTGCGTGGCTTCACTGCACTTTTTGGCTTTACGGCAGGTTCTGCAGGCGGCAGTATCTCAACTTCAGCGGCGGCAGGTTTTTCAAGCTTAATAACCTTTGCCGGTTCAATAATGTTTATCCCGGCTGGTACTCCCGGCGTCGCGGGGCGTGGCATCTTCGTAAAGTAAACCACCCTTTCAGGATGCTGTCGTAGAAATTCCTGTGCCAGTTCGTCCGTGATCTGCTTGTTAGTGAAGGCTTTTACACCGTTAAGAGGCTTGGCTAAAAGTGCGACATAACCCCTGCGTAATTCATATTGACTGAATGCCATATTTGTATATTTAATGATTTTAAACAAAGCCTCAATATAACAAGTTGCACACGAAATACTTATGTTCTGCCCCGATATAGCCCGCAAGGCTTCCCGGATTTGCTTCTTTCGTTGCGGTGTGCGTGCCGCCGGGCTGTTAATGTATTCCCGGCTGAACGCAATTACTTCATCAATGAGGCTCATTGTAAAAAAGCGGGGAAATTAATCCCCGCTTGTTAATCTTCACAACAAGGAGCAAGCAATGAAGCTACCGCAGCCCTCGTAGCGGCTATTGTGCCGCCTACAAAGAATGAAAGTGGCATATAGGATTCCTTCAGTAAGTCGCTACAACCGGCAGTAAGCAGCCAGCCGCCAAGCATCTCGTCAGATTTAACGTCCCTTTCGGCGGCGTTAAGTTCCAATCCAAAATCCCAGCCCAGCACTTCAAAGACTGTTCTGCCAGCACCCAGCACGGCGTCGGGCTTATTGTAGTTGTTCTCAATAATTACCACGAACCGGCTATCTTTGGCATTCTCAATCCACTGCTTTACTTCAGGTGTATTATCAAAGATGCGGAAAATGAAGTTATGATCCCACACCTTCTGGTAGGTTTTCTTCACCATCGCAACCGTATGTTCGTTGCTGTAATTATATCCTTCCACGCAAAAAGCGTAGCAAGTGGGCGAAGCACTTTTCAATACAAGCTGCGTAAGTAAAAGTGGATTATCCGCGTCGAACGTGGAGAGGTCTTTATCAACACAATCCCAGTTGATAAAGTACGCCACGTCCTTAATCCCCGGAACAAGGTTCTCGCAGTTCTTGAGGATACAATCGACTATCTGATTACAACCTATTGTCATATCAGCCTCCTATCTTCCAACCATTAACAACGCATCCTGAATTATCTTTGCATCAAAAGCGTCGACAGCCTCAATACGGTTGTACCGGCTGCGTGGATCGTAGAACGTATTGATATTTTCAAACAGGCTGGTACAAGCCATACCGATATTCAGGTTTGACTTTGTGGTGTAAACTGCGCGGTGCGGGTCGTTCAGGTGTGTAACATGACTTTCATAAGCCCTGATCCACTGATCCCAAAGGCAGATCGAATAGATCGGTATGCCGTCCCACATTGCAATTTCAATGCCGTTGGTCATCAGCTTGTAATCCTGAAACGCTGTGCCGAGTGCCTGTAACTGCCTGCGCAGTCTATCCATAACAGATTTTGTGACGAGCAATATGCGGTCGGGCTGTTCTGCCAGTTCGCAAGGTGCGCTATCAATAAGGTTATTAATAGCATTATACATGAGCAGCGGCGTAGCGACCGAGAACTGCAAGGCTGTCGTAGCCTGTGTATTCCCAGGCAGCGCTATCAGCTGGTTCGGATTAGCTGCATAAATTGTCGCGAACTGAACCCAGAACCCGTCGAAAACATTAAAGAAGTCGGGGTCAATGCCGGGCGTAAGGTTACCAACCGGGAAGTTAGCCGCATTCACGTCACCGAACCAAGCATGACGGAATACCATCTTCTTGAGGTCTTTTGCAAGTATGTCCTGTAAGAAAGTGAAAATGTCGGTTCTCGTCAGGTCAAAAACATCGACGCCGCAATTCACTGACAGCTTCATGAGTGTATCGTTGAGTTCATCAACGCACATATCAATTATCAGTTCAAGATATTTCGGTGACCATGTTTTCTCCGTGGCTGGCAGTTCGTAACACTGGGCGGTCGGGTTACAGGATTGTGCAGCCTTGCCGATTAGTCCAAATGAACCGGGAATCGTACCAATACGTTTGTCGTTTTTTATCCCGGTGACAAGCGTATGAAATTTTGTGAGTTCGGGAGCGAGCAGAACGGCTTCGACAACCAGCTCATTTAACGATCTGATTTCATCAGCGGTAAAATGCAGGTTATCAAGATTTATCGTGTGACCACACGAGGGGGAAGTCTGTGACATAATTATTCAGTATTTTGGTTTAACTTTTCTTTAAGTTCTTTTACACGTGCCATATCAATAGCGCCGTTAGCTTCACCCGAACTTCCCTTATGCCTTGCGGCTGGCTTCCAGCTGTTCTTCAGGTTGGAGAGTTCATCAATAAGAGCCTTTGCTTCGGCTTCACTTTTACGGAAGGCTGCTTCGGTTTTTATCAGTGCATCCTTTTCGACTACTGAAGCCTCAACCTGCGCTTCAAGTTCTGCTATGCGCTTCTTGGCTGCATCGAGTTCAGTTTCAGCTTCTGCTTCCTCAATTTCAGTGACAACGCCGTTGGCAATCACTATTGTCTTGCCATCGGTCATTACAAAAGTGCCATCCGGTGCAGCAACATCGCCGACGGCAGGTTCGCCAGTTTCCTTTTCAAGTGTAAACTCATTCCCGGCAGCATCGGTAAGCGTTTGGGCTTTCGGGTTGATCCTTGAAAAGTTCTTCATCTTCAGCACTGCGCCGTCAAGCGTCGCGCCGAGTTTCTCAAAAAAAGCCTTTTCATCCATTATAAAATTGTTTTTAGGTTTGATATAAGCATAAGCCTTTACAGGTTCAATGATTTTTGTGGCGAAGCCCAGCGAAAGCATATCTTCGGCTGAAAGCTTTGTTTCCTCCTTCATATACCCGGCAAGCACGTCCGCCGCCGTCCCCGTGCGTTCAGCATAAAACGTCAGGATTTTTTCTTCTTCCTGCCGCAAGCTTTCGGCAATTTTTTCGAGGTCGCCGCTTTCGTACTGGTCAGCCAGTGTGTAAGGTGGGATAAATGGATTATGAATAAGCGCATCGGCATTCTTCATTACAAGCCTTTCAGCGCCTGCAAGAAAAATGATAGTAGCAATGGAATAAATTTTACCTTCGCCGACGGTGATAATTTTCTTGCCTGAATTTACAAGCAGATCGTGGATCGCCCAGCCTTCCTGAACGTCGCCGCCCCGGCTGTTAATCCGTACGTCGATTTCAGTGGCTTCTTTATTGGCGTCAAGAAATTCGGACACAGTCTTTGCAGAAATAGTTTCGACAGCTTCACCAAAGATGCTGTCAGGCATTTGTTCGCCTATGTCGCCGTAAATTTTAAGTACCGCCGATTTCATAATTTATCAAGGGAATAAACCGGCACATTCAAAAAGCTGATAATATAGTAAATCATCAATCGTATGATCGCCGGTAATGTCCTCATTATAAGGATGATATTCCGAATGATATAAAAATGTCTCCATCGGGATCGTCGGCAACAGAGTATACGCAAAACACAAAGTTTCACTTGTTCCCATGATGATAAGATTTTATCATTGTTTCAGGATTGAAAAAAACAAAGGTATGCGAAGCAGTGAATAAATTGCTCCTTATAATTGTGGAGTAAGTATGCCGCTGCCGTGAACAATCAGCTGACAGCCCTTCGCAGTCAAAGCCCGGTTAAGGTTTACAAAATGCAGACGTATCTTTGCGCAAAGCATTTTATCCAAGTGCGGGTGATTTGTCAGGTCGACGCCGAACAAGTGTATCTCGGTAGCACCAAAGTCCCGCCAAGCAATCTGCGTCGCCACAAACGGACTACAAAAGCTTTTGTAGTAACCCGGCTGGTCAAGATTTACGGCGTGGTCAGGGTAGCCGGCAATAAGGTTAATCTTACGGAAGTCGGGGCGTGTGTCCCAAGCAACGATCTGGCTAAAGAAATATTCAGGTTTGCTTTCGTTAATCACCTTCAGGCGTTCAGGATTGAAAACTTTTGGGTAGTCAAGACAAACCAGCGCATCGGTTTTGACGTACTTCCAAACGTCATTTACGCCTATTGTGTAATCATAAGTTGGCAGGTATTCATTAATTGAACCGCCTGTTCCCAGCACTGCTACCGTTCCCATACGCCTTCAATTTCAGTTTTACCCCTTGCCGCCCTGTCGCGCCGTGTGCCGGCAGTGTTGTGTATTACGTAAACCGGCTCAATCGCATCCCATACCCAGCCCTTCCCCGAAGTATGACCAAGATCGGGCAGGCGCTTGATGATGCGGTCGGTCAGCCCGTGCTGATGTATGTCAAGTGCTGCTTTGAAGCAAGGCGCGCCATGATGAACGTACTTATGGAACTTGTAATATTCCGAGATTTGCAGCAAGTGAAAGAACGGGTGTAGCATATACATAAATTCCTGCGTTTTATGGTGTGGCTGCGCCCCGTATTCATACCCGTCAAAGCCAGTCTTTTCAAGGTAACCCACGCCGTAAGTATCAGCATCCATCATGGAGAGCATCAGTTCCACCGGGCTTTTTATCATTACAATATCACTGTCAAAGATCAGCGCAAAGCGTGTCTTACACATTGCAATAGCAGCATCCATTCCCCTGCCGTGACCGATGTTCTTGCCGGCTTGCCCGATGGTAGTCAGGTCGCTGGCAAGTGTACGCACGTAATTATAGCACGGGTCGCCGGGCGTGCTGCCATCAATAATTATTATTGGCATTGTGGGATGAAACTTACGAACACTATCGTAAGCGTTGCGCATTAAGTCCGCGGTGTTGTGGCATACCGTTATGCCCGTGATATCCTTCATAGAGTTTTGCATCATCTTGTATTTCATGAGTTAAGTAAAGCATTTGAGGGTCGGGGCGCATATTGAGCAGCTTGCCATGACCTGCGCCAATACCAGCACGCCCCGGCATACCTTTCATACCGATAGCCAAGTTGCCTTCATTGAACAAGCCAACTTCGCCCCGGTGAACATAAAGCAGGGAATGTAGCTTCTCAAAGAATTTAAAGTCAATAAATTGCTGTCTGTAATTGCTGGCAAAGAGTTCAATCATTTCAGGACGAAAAGCCAGCTGAAATAAGCTTACGTGTGAAGTGTTACGGTTTACGAAGTAGTTACGATAAAAAACGTTGTAGTAAACCGTGTTCATCTCGCCCAGTACCTTATAGTCTGCAAAGCGTGCCATCATGCGTTCAAGGTAAACGGGGCGGTAATAGTCATCGTCCTCAATTATGAAAATTGCTTCAATGTCTGCACGCTGGTAATTAGCAAGTAAGGCGTTCATCCCGGCTTCAATATTACGTGCCTGCGTGTTCTGCCCGTGCTGCCAAATTGGCGAAGGATAAATTTTGATGATCGTCCAGCCGGGCTTGAAGTCAGCCTGTACCATTTCGGTAGACCGTGGCTGCGCATCATCAACAATACACCACACCACTTCGCCCGTAAAGGTCTGCCGGCGCATAAACATCTGACATAATTCGAACTGTGCCGGGCGTGCGCCGGTTGGTGTAATGAGTGCTATCATCGTGCTGTCATAATTTGGTATTCCCAGTTGCGTAATGTTTCAAGACTTTGTTCGTAAGTGTAATAAGGCGCACCACTTTCAAGGTAAACTTTATCATCGAAGCCCTGTTCTTTTGCCTTTGCGTGTATTGCAGTACCGGGTAGAATCCATGCAAGGTTAGCGCCCATTTCGGTAATTGCGCTATCCTTTATCTTTGCCCGTGTGATTGCTACGTCGGCAGCCGTGTCGCCCGGCAATCCGACTATAAATAGGGAAATTGTAGGTATGCCAGCCCGTGCAGCATTCGCAATGCCGGCGAGCATACGTTCAACCGTTGTATTTTTATTGCAGCGGTCAAGCGCCGCCTGTGAAAGCGTTTCAACACCCAGCCAAAGCTTACGGCAGCCAGCCCGGTAAAGTTCAGCGCAAAGGTCAGCGTCGAGCGCTTCGGCACGTGAGGTACACTGCCAAAGATGCTTACCATCCAAAGCACGGCAAATTTCGTAAGTACGTGTCTTGTTCAGCGTGAAGTTATCATCCTCAAAAATCCAAGTCGTATAACCTTCTGCCTTCCGGCGTTCAATCTCAAGTATAACGTTATCAGCGCTGCGCATCTTGTAACGGTGCTGCCAGAAGTCTGACGAAGCACAAAAGTTACAGGCGAACGGACAGCCCCGGCTCGTGATGATTGATATACCGGCGCAGCCTCCGAAGTTTATGCCGGTGTAGTCAGGCATAGGGATTTCGTTTATGCCGTAAAAATACTTATGTTCCTGCTCTGCCCCCTGTACTATTGGTTCGTTATTGCCCTGCACGATTGCAATAATGGCGTTCTCGCCTTCACCTATCACAACTTGGTCGTACCCGGCTGCCAGCATTTGTTCAGGCAAAGCCGACGGGTGATGACCGCCGCAAATAAGCTTACATTTGAACTTATTTCGGAGAATATTTGCATTTCTAACAGAAAATGAGTGGAATGTTACGCCGACGATATCAAACTGTTCATCCGTAGCCAAAGCCTGCTCCAAGTTGTAAGCCTTAACATCAACTCGCCAGTGCTTTAACGCAGCCTGAAGGTAACCGATTGCAGGCGGCGGCAGGTAATCATCTGCCCACGGGTTAACTAACAGAACTTTCATTCTTCATACTTATCACTCATTCGCAACCAGCCGACTTCAGGGTGCAGACTTTTAAACTCATCAATGTAATTGTCAACCACCTGCCGCAACGGCTGGAAGCCCCGGTCAATCCCCGAAGCGATGCGCACCATCAGCCCCGTCCAGTTAGCAGGCGTCTTGAGAAAGTAAACGTTAAAGCCCTCGGAATTAATCATGTCGTAATGGTTCACACGTGCGCCCGGTTCAGGTTCGCAGTCATGGAACAAAATGAGGTCAAATTTTTGGCGCAGCGTGTTAATAGCAATCATGCGACAAGTTTCATAATTGTCAACAAAGAGCAGGTTAGGTCGTGCTTCAGGCACGGGTAAGGCGGCGTAGTAGTCAGCAAGTGAACCAGCCTGCCGGTCAAGGTTGTGATGAATGAACGGCTGGTTAGTGTGGAACTTTGCCGTCATGTGACTGATCCAGCTTGCGTCATTCTCCACGCCAACGTACGGCAGCCCGGCAAAGAGGGGCGTGGAATTTTCGCCTATGCCAAGTTCAAGAATGAATTGCGGCTTGAAAAGTTCAAGTACGCCTTTGATTATCGGCTGATGGGAAGCCCACTGCCAAGCCTTTTCATTATTCATGGTTTGTGTTGTTAGTGTTGTGTCACGGACGATGCAATTAGTTTCGATATCCTGTAAGTCTTTTGGCGTGCGCAGCCCGAACCTATGTCGCCAAAGATCGTACTTTTTATTCCATTCGTCAAGGCTTTTGGTTACGTAATGATGAATGACGGCTTTAGTGCGGGTGCTGTCAGTCCATGCGTCAGGGTATGGCACAAAGTCCTCATTCACAAGCGGGCGTGACGAGATGCAAAAATGAGGATGATGAACTTGCAGGCAGAACTCCCGGCGAATAATGGTCTTTAGCTGAAAGCTGCCGCCGTTCAGCACCCAGCCGCAACGGTCAGGCATACGCCAAATGTAATTATCCCTTACAAGCCCGGCAGGCTGCCGCCGGTGACCGGACGTGCCAAAGATTCGCCAGTTAAGCCCCAGCCCGCCATAACCTGCATAGGGTGCAAGCAGTTCATTGACGTCCCGGTGCTGCTTCAGCACAATGAACTCATCAATATCAATGCGGGCAATCCAATCGGCTGCAAAGTTGCGCACCGTATCCGTATGGCAGTTGTCAGCGGCAGAACCTTCAAATTGCCTGCGTTCCACAATTACGCTGACACGTTTGCCCCAGCGATTATGCACCAACGGGGCGCTTTCATTATCGTAAATTACAATATGCTCAAAGCCGATTGCAAGGTGGTACGCAATCCATTCATCAAGATAAGCGCCTTCATCCTTTACCTGTGTGCTGATGATTGCCTTATACTTCATTGAAGTCGGGTGTAAAGTGGTGTACTGCAACCGGGTCGCCCGCCCGGCGTATAGCTTCAAAACGACGCTTGTTCCGGTTGAAAAGTTCCTGCCAGTTTTTAGGAACATAACTGCGGGCGTGGTATTGGTGTACGACGAAGGGATGATCTGTAATTTCAACCTGCAAGCCAAGCAAGCGTACACGTGCAAGCAGTTCATCATCCTCAAAGCAGTAACCATCTGCAAACCGTTCATCAAAGCCATTGAGGCGGCGTAGGTTTATGGCACGCGTTGCGGCGCACCAATGATAACCCATAGGGCGAATAAAGCGGTGGTTCAGCCAAGCATTATCTTCGTTATTAACGGCGTGAACATTATGCCGGTTCACGACACTGTAAATTTCATGCTCGCTGAACGTTTCCCGGCTTGCAAGGTTAAAACAGGCAAATGAGATATAAGCGCCCGGCTGCACACCTGCCGCCCGGCTGATGACGTCGCCTACGTGGTAAGTTTCAGCGTTCTGCAAAATGATGACTTCTGCGCCGCTTTTGAGTGCTGCCGCTATGCCGGTATTGTATGCCGGGCTGCCGTCAATCCAGCGCTTATCCTGTGTTTTCAATTTAGTAACCGGGAAAGGCTGCCTGCCTACTTTGGGCGCTGCCGGGCTGCAATCATCAACTATGAATACCTGAAAATCTTTGTGCGCAGTGTTACTAAAGCTTGCAAGCGTGCGGTCAAGTTGTGGCTGCCGGTCAAAATACGTCATTACGATTGCAACTTTCATACGGCAGCTTCCATCTTTTTTATTATCGTGTAAACCCAGCTTTGCGCAACGTGAAAATCATTGCAGACGTAAATCACTGCGTCACAGGTGCAATTCCCCAGCCGCTTATAGTAGTCATAACGGCTATAAATTTGCCAGTGCTTTAATAAGGTACAGGGGATGATACCATGCCGCACGTCGTACTTGATGCGGTCAATATTCATATTAATATATGCGAATAACGTCATGCGGTTTGTCGGAATCATATCGTTGCCCGGACTTCAACTTTCTTTACAGATTCAGCCCGTGCGTTAATATCTTCAACCGTTACGATCGGTGCCGGGATTTTCGACATAGCATCGGCGATATCCTGTGCCGTCAGGACTGGTGTGGATGGCAGGGCGTTAACCTGCTGTTGTGTCAGCGTCGGTTGTGTCAGGACTGTTGACCCGACCTGCTGTGCCGTTGCACGTTGAGCAGGTACGGAAGCAGAAATTGTTGTCGGTGCTGGAACTGATCCGCCGACGTTATCACCCGGAAGCCCTGATTTGATGGAAGCAATCTTTTTCACCTGAAGGAGTCCGGCGATTATCGTTGATGCCATAGCAAAATAATTTGCCGGTGGCGGATAACTTGCTAACGCCTTTGTAGCTGCAAGATATGTATTGACGGTCGCCTGTGCGATTGCGGCTATTTTTCCGATCGCCGTCTGTTCACCGAATAACTGTGCGATTGATCCTGCAAACATACCGTATGCTTCGAGTTTCGATTCCTGTTCCTGCTGTGTTATTTCAACGGCTGCATCGGCGTACATTTGATTAATTATATTTATGTCCGCACCCGTTTTCTTTGCATTATCAATTTCAGCCTGATGTTGAATATCGAGTTGTTGACGGCGCAATGAAAATTCATTTGCACCATTCAGTTCCTGAATAGCGAGTAAATTTTCCGCATCGATCAGTCTGCGATTTATTTCCCATTCCTGTTGTGCAATCTGATCCTCTTTCTTTTTCTGTGCTGCATCAAGATCAGCCTGTCGTCGATCTGCAAGAAATTTTTTGTAATCGTCCAGTTCTTTCGTCAGATCCGCCTTAGCCTTTTCCATATCTGACTTGGCTTTTTCAGCAGCTTTATCATCAGCTTCCTTCCGTTTCAGACGTTTCGCTTCGGCTTTATCCGCAAGGATATCCTGTCGTGTCAGGGCTTTTTCCTGTAAATTAAGTGACGCATTAAGAACTGACTGCTGATTAACGAGTGCGTCAGAAAATGCCTTAATTTCTTCTTCAGTCAGATTCACCACCATTTTTAATTCATTGGCATATACGACGCCACGTTCGTCAAGTTCCTTTTTCTGTGCTTCAGTCAGGTTACGTCCTGCAATCATTTTCATTTTTGCCATTTCAACTTCTGCATCGGCAATTTTCATTCGTTCTGCAAGGGCAACTTCCTCGAGCAATACAGCCTGATCAATTATTGCCATACGTTCTTCCTCAGTCCTTGATCTATTTCGGGATTGAATCATCAGTTCATCAATCTGCCGTTTTCGTTTAGCGTCCAGCACAGCATTCTCGGTTGTCATCTCGAATAAATCCTGTTCAAGCTGTCGCCATTTTTCACCTTCCCCATAGGCAGTTTTGATTGAATCGCCAAGCCCGGTGAATGCTTCTTTCAGGGATATATTACCCCTTATTAATCCAATGATCGTATTACTGACTGCTGAAAATACTGCTTTTATCCCGGCCATTATCCGCTCGATAGCCTCGGCAACAGGGACGAATCCCTTAAATATATCAGCCAGTTTTTTAACGGCCCCGGCAACCAGTGTAAAAACAATTAATGGTGATGCAGCAGTTACGGCTTTGAATCCTGACGCAAGTCCCTGAACACCCTTTGCGGCTTGACCTGCGGCACCCGGAAGATTCGTTAGTTTACCCAATGCGCCTTCGATGGCTTCACTGTAATTACCGACGTTCAGTCTGTTATCGGCCACACCCTTTCCGAAGGCATCCAATCCCCGCTTCGCTTCCTCGACGGCTTTTTTCTGTTTTAAATAATCCTGCGATAATGTACGGACTCCGTTCGATGCTACATTATAGGCATTCGGCATCAGTTTCAGTTGCGTCTGTGCATTTTTCCAAGCCTGATATAACTGTTCGTAGGATCCTACTTCAGCTTTCTGGACACGAACAGCGTTTTCAACAGTTTTCGATGCGTCCGTCCGGTTTTTTTGCAGGACTTTCAGTTCAGCCGATGCCTTGATATATTCTTCCGATGCCCGGTCAGCAGATGCCAACAGTTCTTTATTCGTTTCGATAAATCGGTTGACGGCCAGTTCAGCTTCTTTCGCCCGTTTGGCATATTCGTCAAGGTTGTCCTCGACGTTTATCAGGTATTTTTTTGTTTCGTCCATTACAGTCGTATAAGTTCAACGGTACAAAGTTGACCTGCCACGTAATTCGATATTTTATTGACATAAAAATACGCCTTGTATTGCGACAGGTAAATCGGAATATTATGTTTCAATCCTGCCACCTCGTAAACGGGCAGATTAAATTTTGCCCGGCGGACATTTGCCTTTGTCAGCATCCGTGACAGGGATGAATAATAATAAATCAGGTTCGAGAATGATACCGGGAGTGACTGTGCAGATTTTGGTGACTGTACCTGATACGATGGTGCGGCGAAAATCCCTGTAAGCGGTGCAGCAGTTTCACGGATCCAAAATTCCTTCTCGTATGGCGGTGATGCAATAGATCGGATATGATCCACGTAAACAATCCGGGGATCAATATCTTCGGCTGAATCATAAACAGCATCGTCGTCATTCCATTTATTGAAATTTATCCTGCTGACATTAACGGAGAAATTCGTTATAAGGATCGTGACTTCATCGCAGGTTGAAAGGATCAGTTGAACGATATCCTTGCGTTCCGGTAGTGTTTCATCATTGAACGGCAGATCGCCCATCCCGTTATCAGGTAATACGTCATCGGACTGTTTATAATGCAGATGATTATGCTGTCCGTAATCCCCGAATTTAAACTCGACTTCATCATCCCGTTCTGAAAGATATGCTGACCAATCGCGTGCGATAAGAAAGTTATCATAAAGTTCAGAATAATTCCAGAACTTTATTTTTCGATCCCGTGCCGTTACGTCCGGTACCAACCCGAACAGATTACATACGAGTTTTATAAAATCCGTCTGTGACATATCGGGTAAATATAATCTCGGTTCAACTGTCGAGCCGTATCCGATCAGCGCATCACTTATTTCAGTTATGCCCCAAAACCAGTAGTAAAATAATATCGGTGATGCAGAAATAAGTATTGGTTGTCCGGCTGTTACGCCTGATGCCTCGAATTCGTATGACCATGTTAACGGATATGATGAAGTGAGAATCATATCTCCAACGTCAACCCCTCCGATATAAACTGTCAGCGTTGGGGGCGGTGATAATAAAGTCCCTGCAACGATATTCGCAGTCAGTTTATAAGTTCCATCGAACGGGGCGTAATAATATCCGGTAGCAAATGTCGCATTCCCTTTAATAACTGTTACACCGGGAAAACTAATATTTCCAAGTACCCGATCCGTCGGGTATCCAAGCGCCCCGCCCCAGAACATTGAATACAGGTATTTTTCAGTATCTGAAATCGCACGGGACGTTATCGGCATATACAGTTTCGAGAACAGATCAGAACTGATAATCGGGCCACCCGTCAGGGTGAATCCTGCTGTCGTAAATATTTCTTCCCAAATTGTCTGCAAACGGACAAATGGCCATATCCACCCTCCGTACATTTCTACTTTATCTCCGTCGTCTGTTAACGGGGCAATACTGCCATCGTCTGACGGTTCGCATAACGGGTATACAACGTCCAGCGCAGGGCTAACGTCAGCATGAGTATCGGCCATGACTTCGGCAGTCCACTCATGATTACACCCGGCGAGTAGTAAATCAGTAATTTTAAGCCCGGCGATCAGGTTAAAGAAATTCATATTACCAGAAATGATCGATACATAATAATACTGATCATCGACACGATCCAAAACTAATAATCCGCCTGTAATGACTTCGATATTATCCTGAATCAATTTACATTCCTGTCGCTGATACGGCAGATCAGTCGTTGCCCCGACTTCGCCTGACAATTCAAACAGACCACGCATCGCCCGAGTTTTACGAATCCTAAACTGTGCCGTAAAATCTGACTGGCGGTCTTGAAGTTCAGCGATATTATTGACCTGTTTATTTATCGGGATTACTTCGTCATCATCCATATCACACAGAATATCACCAATATACAGTAGCAATGTTTTCTGATATACTGATGAACTGTTCGGTAATTCTTTACGTGTTACTTCAAAGTCAAAAATATATCCTGTCGTTCCCGGTTCTTTGATCAGGTGTTCACCCCGTGTAATTTCAACCTCACGCCATACGCCGGATTCGTATTGCTCGACTCGTTCTGCCAATAACAGTCCTGTAAATCCCTGAATGTTTCCGGGTGTTATTCCGTGCAGGGTAACTTGATAACTGTATTCAGATCGGATCCGGGTTGACCGTTCGACCTTCGATATCACTGAAAAGAAATTCAGTACCTGAACGCCCTGTGATTCAGTCTGCATTTCGATTTCATAACCGTTCGTGAAATTGAAGTAATGCCATCCGTTGAACCACCATCGCAGATATATTCCTTCAACGCACCGGGATACCAGAATTTTCTTTTCGCAGATCGTTATCATTTCAGGTAGCAGTAAAGTTTATTGTAGATCATTGCAGTCATTATCCCGGCTGATATAAAGAATCCGAGTTCGATAATCTGAAACGGCTTTACGATCAGGAAATACCACAGGCAGAATTGCCCAGTAAAACAACGGTAGCATCCACCGAGCGGTTTACATAACCACCACGGAAGCCGTTCAATTAATTTCCTGTACCAAGTAAGACAGGTGCGTTCGTCCTGAATCAGTGCAGAAATCATAAATGCTACAAGCGATATTTGGAGTATTTCAATCATTAATTTGTAGTTACCGTAACCAGCTTAACAACCAATGAAGCGACGGCAGCATTGGAAGCAGCAGAACGGGCGGCGTTATTTCCTGCAATATTGATTGTATTCCCTGCTTGAAACGCCCACGTACCAGCATCGAGATCAATAAGTAGATTATCAACTTCCGCAGTTGTTAGACCAAATCCCAAATTTGGCAAGAATACAACATATTGCATATTAGCCGCCCACGCCCTTCCGGCAGTATAATCAGTCATACTTGAGCCGACTATTTGTAAATACGTTATACCGGCTGGTATTTCGTCAATCCTCCCACTTAAATTCCCACTTAACATTGAGAAGGTTATTATACTTGCCGGAAGATCATTGACATCACAATTTATCGTTGTTCCACCTGCGATTATAAATTCAACGAGATTAACTGGCAAATCAATAACGTCGCCAGAAAGCGCGGAATTATTTGTAACTCCAAAATATAGTAACCCGGCTGGCAGGTCTGCAATATCGCCATTGACGACTCCGGTAGTGAATATATAAAATCTTTGTAACGTTGCTGGTAAGTCTGCAATGTCTCCTCCAAACGTTACGGCAGCACCGGAACAATAAAAATATGTCAATGCAACTGGCAGATCAGCAAAATCACCAGTAACAATTCCAGTAGTAGCCAAACTGAAAAACGTAACACCAACCGGAATGTCTGCTAAATCTCCCTGTATTGAACTACCACTGTCCACAAGGAAATAAGTTAAAGCTGCACTTATATCAGATATATTACCAGACAGGCTATTGTTAACCACAAGAAAATAAGTTAATCCGGGCGGTAAATCTGATACTGCACCAGTTATTCCAACACCACTGAACACGAAGTATGTTATTCCTGAAGGTAATTCACTTGCAACGAGATTAAATGTATTCCCTGACGTAAATTCAAAATACGTTAGGTTTGTGAATAATAATGGATTCCCTCCGATTGTGGGACTATTCGATCCTCCGGGAGTCCATCCGCCACCTGCTCCGCCAAGTCGTGTAACTTTTGACGAATCGCTGAAATTAATTACACCAGTTCCTATGGGACATCTCATGTAAAGAGTACGCAGACCACCGCTTGTAACCAACAAAGAAGTAGATTCGTCGAGTGTTCCTGCTGGATCAGAATAAAAACGCCCTGCCCCGCTGATTGTCAAAGTTATATTACTTGACACAATCATATTCATTGAGGTCACACCACTGCCGTCCCCTTGTTTTGTTATACCAAGACTGAATGCTGACGATTGAGAAATTGTGTTAGAATTAACTGTTTGCCATGATATTGATTCTGCACGAACACGGTAATAGTATTGCGTGTTTTCTAACAAGCCAGTTACGGGATATGAAGTAACATTTCCGACGGACAGATTGTTGTAACCGGGAACGAATGAA